CGACGCAACAGTTGCAGCAATTCGAGGACGCGACGCGCCTCGCGGGGGGAAGACCTCCGACATGGATGAGGCGCTGAAGGCGCTTTACAAGACACAAACCGACTTCGTTCGCGGACAAGCGTCGAGCGATCAGATCGGCTGGCTCAATCGCCTCGGGATCAACGTCAAGGACGCGAACGGCAATCTCCGCACGATGGCCGACCTCATGCCGGAGGTCGAACAGAAGATCGCCGCGATCGCGAACCCCGCCAGTCGCGCCGCCGCCTCCGCCGCGCTGCTTGGCGACACGAACGGGAACCTCGTCGAGACGTTCCGCCGCTCGCATCAATCATTCGGCCAATGGATGACCGACGCGGCGAAATATACGGAACTAAGCGACCAGCAGAAGAGTCAGCTTCAGGCGTTCTCCGAAGCACAGGGCCGGATCGCGACCGACTTCGATCATCTCGGACAGCAGATCAGCGCGACACTGGCGAAGAACTTCACGCCGCTGCTGAATCATCTTTCCGAGTTCGTCGAGAAGCACACGCCGGAGATACTCGCCGCCGTCGACCGTATCTCGGCGAAGTTCGCCGCGTGGCTGGAACACGTCGACTGGTCAAAGGTCGAGGCTGGCGTCAACTCGCTGATCGACGGTCTTAAATGGGTGGTGAACAACCTCGACACGATCAAGGACGTCGCCGAAGCGATCGCCGTCGCGTTCGCCGTCAAATGGGGCGTCGGTATCGTCGCATCCGTTGCCCAGGTCGTCACCGCGCTTGGTCCGCTGAACGCCGCGCTTCTTCCCATCGCCGCCGCGCTCGCCCTGATCACCACTTACGAAAAAAACAAGGCGGGGCAGAAAGAGATCGAGGACAAAGCGAAGGGGATGGGCTTCGAGCAACAATCGGGCGGCGCGTTCGGCCTTCCGACCTTCCGCAATCAGTCAACCGGGGAGACGCTGACCTATGAAGAAATGATGAAGCGCCAGGGCAAGCCAGCAGGCGGCGGCGGCTGGCTCGAACACGGACTAGGCGCGATCTGGGACCGCGCCGTGAAAGGACCCGAAGCGCTCCGACAAGTCGCTCCGCCAGCTAATATGAACTTGCCAACGGCGACGACCGAACGCGGCGCAGCGATCACTGATCGCCTCGCGGCTGACCTGAACCTGACGAAAGAACAAGCGTCCGGGATCACCGGAAACCTTCAAGCGGAGTCCGGACTTCAGGCAGTGCAGGAACGCAACCCCATTGGCGGCGGACGCGGAGGCTTCGGGTGGGCGCAATGGACCGGACCTCGTCGCGTCGCGTTCGAGGCATACGCGAAAGCGAACAACCTCGACCCAAAGAGTGACGAAGCGAACTATGGCTTCTTGAGGACCGAATTAAAAAGTTCCGAATATGCGAAGATGCTCGAACAGCTTCGCGCCACGAAGGGGCCGGACGTTCCGCAGCAATCAGCGCGCGTCGTCGAGAGTGGGTTCGAACGCCCCGCCGTCAGCAACGCCGTCGTGCGCGGAAGATACGCTTCGCAATTCGCCGCCGCCGCTCCGCCGCCAGCCGCGCCGCCGCCCGCGCAAGTCGCATCTGCCGCGCCGCCGCCCGATTCTCCTGATGATCCGCATAACATAATTCCCGCCTCTCAATTGCCGCTCGCTCTCACGACCCGCGAGCGACCAGAGGACCCGCACGTCGAATTGCCACAAGCGTCTATGCCGCCCGCCTTCGTCCCGCCGCCCGCTCCGGCGAACGGCAACGTCGACGTGAACATCACCGGAAAGAACATGCCACCGAATACCGCGATCACCGCGACCTCGTCCGGCCAGGGCGTGAAAGCCGCGCCGCCGCGCGTCGAGTATCAGGAGATGGCGAGCATATGAGCGGCTCGATCACGACCTCCGACCTGTTCGGTCTCGCGACGCAGACCGTCGGCAACGCGCGGACGATCGACAATTCCGGCAATTCGTGGTCGGGCGGGGAGTGGTGGGAGCAATTACAGCCGGGGTCCTGGCGCGGCGTGGGCTTCGTCCTCGACGCCGGCCAGACCGCAGCAGGACGTCGGATCGCGCTGCACGAATACCCCTATCGCGACGACGCTTGGCCGGAGGACCTCGGCAAGCTCCCGAGACGCTTCACGGTGCAAGCCTTCCTCGTCGGTGACGACGTCTACCAGCAGCGCGACGCGATGCTCCGCGTCGTCGAGCAATCCGGAGCCGGGACCCTGGTTCATCCGACCCTCGGCTCGATCCAGTGCGTCCTGCTGGAGTTTTCCGCGACCGATCGCCGCGAGCGCGGGCGATACGTCGAGGTTCAGTTCGCCTTTATCCTCGCCGGAGACGTTCAATATCCGGCGACCGCGATCGCGACCGGCTCCGCTGTAACCTCCGCCGCCGCCGCGCTGACCTTCGCCTCGCAGGGCGACCTGGGGGCCGCGCTGGCACCGATGAGCGTTCCGCCAGCCGCGTGGGCGTCCGTCTCACAGTTCACCGGCATGGCGACCGCCGCCGTGTCCGACGCTTCGCAGATCATCGGAGCCGTGCGGGGGCTTGCAGGGGGCTACTACGGACGGTTTTCGAATGGCGCGCTATCGACGCTGCAACCCGTGAACACGACCGCCCTGGGTGCCCTCTCCGCCGCCACAACGGCCCGCTCCGCCGTGTTCGCCGCCGCCGACACAGTGAACCGCGTCGCGAGCCTACTTTGAGCGTCGAGTCGGACGAGTTCGCCGCCGCGTCGGTGCAGCTGGCCCAAGCGCTCGCCGCCGCGATCGTCGATCCCGCCGACGCGATCCGCCTGTTGATCCCGCTCGCGTCCTGGGTGCCGGACCCGATCCCCGGAACGAGTGGCCCGGTAGTCCAAGCCCTGGCCGCACAGGACGCGATCGCCGACAACCTCCGCTGTGCCGCCTGCGCCGCCCTGGGAGCCGCCACGCAGGCCTACCGCCCCGCCAGCTATCAGGACGCCCAAGCGCTCCGCCAAGTCGTCTGCGACGTCCTAGACGCCCAAGCGACGCGCTGCGCCGACGCCGGACGCGACGCGAGCTTCGCCGCGCTCCGCGACCTCCGAACCGCCGTCTCGCTCGATCTCGCCGTCCGGGGCGCGAGCCTCGCCTATCTCGTCGAGGTCTCGACCGTCGCCTCGATGCCTTCGCTCGCCGCCGCCTGGACGCTCTATCAAGACACGACGCGCGAGCCTGACCTCGTCGCCGCCGCCGCCGTCGCGCATCCGCTGTTCATGCCGCTCGACTTTCCCGGTCTCTCGCGATGAGCGACGCGCACGGCGTCGCCTCGCGCGGCCCGCCCTCCGGCTGGAACGACACCCTGACCTTGACCGTCGGGAACCAAGTTCTGACCGGGTGGCAAGGCGTCTCCGTCACGCGCCCGCTTCAAGGCATTCCCGCGAGTTTCGACCTCGACGTGACCGAGAAGTTCCCGAACACGCCCGACATCGATGTTCAGCCGGGACAGCCTTGCACCGTGCAAATCGGATCGGACCTCGTCCTGACCGGCTACGTCGACCGCTACGCCGCGTCGATCGGGCCGGGGTCGCACTCGATCCGGATCAGCGGACGCTCGAAGTCGGAGGACCTCGTCGACTGTTCCGCCGTCTTCGGAGACATCACGCAACCGGGGTTTCAACAGATCAACGGCACGACGCTCGCGATCGTCGAGCAACTCGCGACGCCCTACGGCATCACCGTGAAGACCAGCGCCGGAGACGGCGTCACGATCCCGCAATTCAACATCCTGTTGGGCGAAACGCCGTGGGAGATCATCGACCGGATCACCCGCTATTCACAGATGATCGTTTACGATCAGCCGGACGGCTCGATCATGCTCGCGAAAGTCGGCACCGCGTCAATGGCGTCCGGCTTCTCGCTCGGCGACAACGTCGAGCAAGGCGACGTCACGTTCTCGATGGACGGACGCTTCTCCGAGTATGAAGGGCATCTAACCTCGGTCCTCACGTTCGGCACCGAAGCCGGGGTAAACACGCCGGACGTCGGCAAAATCGTGAAGGACGAGGGCGTCCCGCGCTTCCGCAAGCGCTACGTCATTTCGGAGCAATTCGTGAACGGTCGGGATATCGTTTACGACCGCGCGGTCTGGGAGATGAACAAGCGGAAGGGGCAGTCCTATCAGTTCAATGTCGTCTGCGACTCCTGGCGCGACAGTGCCGGAAAACTATGGGAGCCGAACTGGCTCGCGCCGATTCAAGCGTCCGCCCTGAAGCTCCGGAACGCGAACTATATCATCGCCAGCGTCACCTATCAGCGCGACCAGAACGGACAGCACGGTCACCTGACCCTGATGCCGCCGGAGGCGTTCTTCGTCGAGCCGTCCGGCCCGCTCGGGATCGTCACCGTCGAGGGCGTGACGCACGCGAACCCGACTTCGCCGAACGCCGACGCGAAGACGACATTCAATCCGCAATCGACCTTGCAAACGTGAGCGCTACCGATCGCCTTTATCGCCGCGTCCTGATGTCCTCGGCAGCGATCACCATCACGTCGACCGACGACACGGGGCCTGTGCATCTCGTCCAAGGCAAGGTGCGCGGAACGCCGGAGACGATCGACAACCTGCAAGTCGTCCAACTCTACGGCATCGCCTCGCACGCCCCGACCGGCTCCGACGCGTTCGTCTCGTTCGGCAACGGAGACCGCTCGAACGGCGTCGTTCACGCGACCGCCAATCAGAACGCGCGCCCTCGCAATCAGCAACCGGGCGAGGTCTCGATCTATGACAACGCCGGGAGCGTCGTGAAGCTCGCGAACGGCGGGAACATCGAGGTCAGCGCGACCGGCACCCACACGACGACCGTCCCTCAAGTGAACGTCGAGGCCAAAGAAGGGATGAAGTTCACGACGCCCCTCGTCGATGTCCAGGGGCGGCAGATCATGGCGAACGATCCCGTCGCCTCGAACGAAGTCGTCACGAAGCACTATTGCGACGCGAACCGGGGTGGCGGATCGGAGGGACCGCCCGGACCACAAGGACCGCCAGGACCGACCGGAGCAACGGGGCCAGCGGGTCCGACCGGACCACAAGGCCCGAAGGGCGACACGGGGACGACCGGAGCGACAGGGCCACAAGGACCGCAAGGCCCGCAGGGAGCCGCCTCGACCGTGCCCGGACCCGTAGGACCGACCGGCCCGCAAGGTCCGCCAGGATCGATCGGAGCAACGGGCGCAACCGGACCACAGGGACCGCCTGGGGCAGACTCGACCGTTCCCGGACCCGTAGGGCCGGAAGGACCGCAGGGCGTCCCTGGGCCAGCCGGAGCGACCGGAGCGACCGGACCACAAGGGCCAGCCGGAGCGGATTCGACCGTCCCTGGTCCGCAGGGTCCGACCGGAGCGACCGGAGCAACGGGACCAGAAGGACCGATCGGACCACAAGGCGACGTCGGAGCGACCGGACCACAGGGACCGATCGGACTGACCGGAGCGACCGGACCCGAAGGACCGACCGGACCACAAGGCGCGACCGGACCACAAGGACCGGGGATCGCGGAAGCGCCCTCGGACGGATTTAGTTACGGACGATACGACGCGACCTGGGTTCAAGTGCTGCCGATTACTGGCGGCGAGATCACCGAAGACCTGACGGTCGATCGCACGCTGACCAGCAACGGGATATTATACAACGTTTCAAACGCGGCTGACGTTGCCGGAACCTGGGGCGGAGCGATCTGCAACAATCTCTCCCAAGGTATGGGCGAGATGGATTTCGTCAGCCTCTATTCGCCGTCTGGTGGTTTTCGCTGGTATCAGCAGGACAGCGGCAATGTTTTGCACGCCATTTCCCAGCTTTCCCCGGACGGCACCTTGGTTCTTTGGGGCGGCAACGGGGTCATATATGGCGGCCTCACTGGCGGAGGGAATGCGTTCGGTTTTACGTGGGCATCTCCGGACGTCTCGGTTTGGGTAGACGGTTCAAACCAAGGACCGCTTGCGCTGCAAAGTTACGTCGGCGGCAATTATCTCGCGCTCGCTGGCGGCATCATGAGCGGCGGGATCGACTTTGGCTCGCGCCTCGTGACCGACCCGCTCGACCTCTCGCAACACATAACGCTGTATGAGGGCTGGGGTGGGCTCAGCATTACCAGCGGCTGGTTGAATTTGGTCGCTGGTTCTCAGACGGTGATGGGGTTTAACGGCCCCGACATTTTCGTCGGGTCAGGCGTCACCCTTCATCTCGACCACGATCCGACGAGCGCGCTCGAAGCCGCAACGCGCCAATACGTCGACAATGCCGTCGCCGCCGTCAACGCGAAGCTAGGTTCTTCGCAATGGGACGTCGGAGCGGAACGCGAGGACGACGCGACGATCAGTCCGCTCGACCAGTTGCACGCCCTCGTCGCCGAACTGACCGCGCGCGTCGCCGCGCTCGAGGCGCGCCCATGACGGGGTGGATCGAAGCGGACGGGCTTCCCCTCGTCACGAACAGCGATCCGCTTCCGCCCGCGACCTGTGCCGGCGACATCCTGATTCAGTGGGACAACGCGAACACGATCGGCGACTGGTCGCTCGCGGAGGGCGATCTTCAGACCGGACAGGACCTCGAAACCGCGTGCCTCGTCTCGCTGTTCACCGATAAACTCGCGACGCCCGACTTCGTCCCGACTGACGGGACGTCCGATCGACGCGGATGGTGGGCCGATCCTTACAACTTCGCCCCCCTCGGCTCGTCCCTCTGGCAACTCGAACGCGCCAAGAAGACACGCGACACGCTAGGCCTCGCGCGCCGCTATGCGCAGGACGCGCTGCAATGGCTGATCGACGACGGGGTCGCGTCCTCCGTCGTCGTCGACACGCGCTGGCTCGGCAACCCGAACGGCTCGACCATGTTGGGGATCGCGATCGCGATCACGAAGCCGAACGGATCGCTGACCCGCTTCGTCTACGGCTGGGCGTGGGACAACCTCGCCGCGCTCCGCGTCGTCGCGCAAGGACCACCGATCGCCGCGCCTCCCCTCTCACGTCGCAAGGTCGCCTGATGCCCTTCGCTCGTCCAACGCTGACCGCTCTCCACAATCAAGCCGTCGAGGACATAACCTCGTCCGGAGTGCCGGGTCTCGACGGACTGCTCCGGAACGCCGCCCTCCGCGTTCTCGCCTGGGTCATGTCGGGCCTCGCCTATAGCGTCTACGGCTACCTTGACTGGATCGCGCGCCAGTCCGTCCCGTTCACCGCGACGGACGAGTTCCTCTATGCCTGGGCCGCGTTGGTCGGGATCTATCAAAAGGACAGCACGCCCGCGACCGGCTTCGCACAGTTCACCGGAACCGCCGACCTCGTCCTGCCCCTGGGGACCGCGCTGACGCGCCAGGACGCGGTCCCCTACACGACGACCGCCGACGCCACCGTCGACGCTACGGGGCTTCTGACGGTGCCTATCGTCGCCGCCGTGAACGGTGCCGGGACGAACTGCGACGCCGGAGTCTCGATCGGGATCGACACGCCGATCGCCGGCATCAACGGCGGAGGCGTGACCGCAACGCCGCTAACCGGAGGCGCGGATCAGGAGACACAAGCGGACCTTCGGACCCGGATGCTGTTCCGCTATTCCGAACCGCCGCAAGGCGGATCAGCCGCCGACTACGTCGAGTGGGCGCTCGAAGTGCCGGGAGTAACCCGCGCCTGGATTCAATCAGGGGGAGGAAGCGTCCAAGTCTATCCGATGTTCGACGCCGCGAACGCCGCGCATGGCGGCTTTCCCCAAGGGACCGATGGCGTCGCAACGGACGAGACGCGCGCGATCGAGGCGACCGGAGATCAACTGATCGTCGCCGACCATATCTGGCCGGTTCAGCCCGTGACCGCGCTCGTCTTCGTCGCCGCGCCTGTCCCGTTCCCGATCGACATCACACTCGGATCGCTCGACCCGCTGACGACGGAGATCGAGGCGGCGATCAACGCGACGCTGCTCGACGCCTTCCTCGCGATCGCCGAAGTCGCGGGGACGATCTATCCCTCGCAGCTATATCAAGCGATCTCCGCGACGCCAGGGGTGAACCGCTTCGACATCATTACCCCGTCCGCGCCGGTCACCGCGCCAGCCGGAGCGCTCCCGATCCTGGGCACGCTATCGGTCGCCTAGATGCCGCTCCCGATCGCGTCCGCCATCGATTATCTCTGGC